AGAACAATCAGTAAATCAATGGCATAAAAATAAACGAGAGTGGACAGATATAGGTGTATCTGGTATACCAGGAGTTCCCTCTATTAGAAAACAAAAATAAAATGGGAAAATATAAACATAAAAATGGTAAAGTAGGTAGCGGAGTAGCTTTAAATATGCTTAAAGCTAATTCAAGCCAACCTTTTAATTTAAAAAGCTCTCCAGTAAATCAAGGTGATGGTTCAAAATTAAAAAAGAAAATAAATAAACTTTCTGATAAGCATGAAGGATTATATAATGCAGTTATAGAAGGTTATGGTCAAAATAAATACACTAGTGGTAATTATGATCGAGATATGAAAAGACTTTATAAAGTGGAAGATAAACTTGAAAGAAAAGAAAAAAAATACCAAAGTAAATTTAATAAAAGCCCTTATGCGCCTAATATGGAAGGGCCTTTAAATAAAGGGTGTGCAAAATCTGAGGGTGGACCTGGATGTGTACAAAAAAGAGGTAACGAATACGTAATAATAAATAATAAAAAACCTGGCAACCAAGTCTGGCGAGGCGGTTTTGCGTCAAAAGCAGAAGCAAATAAAGTTTTAGCAGGTTATCACGCAAATAAATAAATAAAAATGGGATACAATAAAAACAACAGTAAAGGCATGCCTAAACATGGTATGTCACAAGATCATAAAATGGCCTATGATAGAAGTGAAATAAGTAGGTTAAAAAAAGATATTCATTATGATGATTTAAAAAAGAAAGGTATGTCTATGGAAGGCCCTTTACATGGTAATGCTTTTGGTCATGCTATGCAAAAAGCTGGTGGTGATTACGACAAAGCAAAAGCTATGTTAGGAAATAAAGGTCCTGCAAAACATGGTGAAATGCATGATGGTCCTATGAAAATGAAAGGATCATTTATGAGCAAGCATGCAAGTAATTCATATTTTCATAAGAAAAACTTATTAGATGATATGCCTATTGATAATCACGCAAGTAAACAGTAGAGTCTGTATAAAACTCACCATATAAACATTCACAACAATCATTAACAAAAATCAAAATTCAAAATTATGGCAAAGTTTATCGAAGTCTATTCATCAGGATCAGGTCTTGATGGTGGAAACGTACTAATTGGAGTTGAAAACATCGTAGGTGTTGACGCTGCTTCCGGTACAACTACAGTAATTAAAATGAATGGTGGTGTTCTTGATGAAGTCACGCTTACGCATGATTCAGTAGGAACTACTCCTTCAGTTAGAGACGCAATCAATTACGCATTAACTGCTAATCCGGGTGGTGTAAAAGCTAAAGTTCAGCTTCCATCAGGAATTACAGTATCAAATATTGTTTGGTCTTAATGAAATCTAGAGGCTTAGGCGACGACATAGAGAAGTTTACTAAAGCAACTGGAATTAAAAAAGTGGTTGACGCAGTATCACAGGGCCTTAATGTGCCCTGTGGTTGCGAAGGCCGAAAAACTTTTTTAAATAAAATGTTTCCAAAAAAGTAATGGCTTTTAAAATTAAACCACCATTTCCTATTGATAATACACCTGTTTATCATGTGCCGTTAGAAGAAGGAGTATTAGGTAAAGCTGATAAAAACGGAAGCATTTTAATTAATAAAGATGTAGAATCACCTTTACAAGAACAGGATATTATTAGCCATGAAATGGTTCATCACGATCAAATGAAAAGAGGCGACCTTGATTATGATGATAATAATGTTTATTGGAAAGGTAAAGTTTATCCAAGATTTAAAATGAAAGAAGGTGATAAAAACCTTCCATGGGAAAAAGAAGCTTATAAAAAATCATAATATGTCAAAACCTAAAAAGAAATTCGCAGAAAGTACTGTAGGTAAACTTTTATTTGGTGCTGCTTCAATAGTAAACCCTGCATTAGGGAATGTACTTAAAGGAGTAACGTCACCAGGTGAAGCTATAGCAGCTATAGGTAAATCAGATGTAAGCTCTGATGACAAAATAAAATTACAACAATTAATATACGAACAACAGAATAAAGAAATGGAGTCTATCACCTCAAGGTGGCAGGCGGATGCCGCATCAGATTCGTGGCTTTCGAAGAATGTACGTCCATTAGTTTTAGTATGGTGTATCGTTATATTTTCACTAGCAGGATTACTTGATAGTGTAGATTCTATTCCTTTCCATATAGGTGAAACATGGAATGACACTTTTGAAAAGGTCATGATGGCTGTCGTTCTAGCTTATTTCGGTGGACGGAGTGGAGAAAAGGTTACAAGTATATTTAAAAAATAAATAAAACACGTAACTATATTAATAAGTAAATTAATAAATTAAATTCAATTAAAATGAGTGAACCAAACAAAATCAAAGAAGACCAATTAAAAAAGATTCAAGAGTTTCAAAAACAGTTAAATCAACTGTTAAATGAAACAGGAATTTTAGAAGTCCAAAAAACCGCAGTATTAGCACAATTTCATGAGGTTAACAAAAAAACCGAAGAGTTTAAAAAAGAACTTGAGGAAGAATATGGATCAGTAAATATTAATTTAGCTGATGGTACATATGAGCCAATTGAAAAAGAAGAAGATAAAAAAGAGGAATAATGTCGTCAGTTATCAGGAAAATCAGCATTGGTTCTGATTATAAAACCGATGCAATGCATTATTCTGTTGGTCAGTCCGTATATGGTGGTCATACTATATCACATATAATAGCTGATCAAAAAGACAATTCTTACAACATTTTTATCAAAAAAAATGACGAGGTGTTGCCATGGAAGAAGTTCAATTCTAACATGGCAATATCCGTTGAGTACGACTTAGAATATTAATGAACAGTTTATTTGATTTTATTGTTGAGCCTCACGGCCAGCGATATAATAATGAAGTAAAAGTAGGTGACAAAAGCTTAATAATTAACACTGAGCTTGAAAGTTACAAATCTGTTAATAATATAGGAAAAGTTATTTCAACTCCTTTAGCATATAAAACGCCTATAAAACCTGGTGATTTGGTATTAATACACCACAATGTATTTAGAAGATTTTATGATATTAGAGGAAATGAAAAAAATAGTAGAGCTTATTTCAAAGATAATAAGTATTTTGTTCAATTGGATCAAGTATATTTATACAAAAGAGACAATAAATGGAATGCGTTTGGTGATAGATGCTTTATAGCACCACTAAAAAATAATGATGAAATAAACACTTCTTTAGAGCAAAGCCTTATTGGGATACTAAAATACGGTAATAGTGCGTTAGAAGCGTTAGAAATAAGCGAGGGGGACGTTGTAGGATATACTCCATTCGGAGAATATGACTTTATTGTAGATAATAAACGTCTTTATTGTATGAAATCTAATGATATTGTAATTAAGTATGAACGTAAAGGAAACGAAGAAGAATATAATCCAAGCTGGGCAAAGAGCAGTTGATGAGTTAATTAAGGTTGCAAAAGAGCCTATAGTAGATTCAGAAGATGATATATCTGCTGACAGACTAAAAAATGCAGCTGCTACAAAAAAGCTTGCTATATTTGATGCGTTTGAAATACTTACACGTATTGAAGAAGAAAAAAATATATTAGATAATAAACCTACGGAAAAAAAAGATAATACTTTTAGTGGGTTTGCTGAAAGAAGATCTAAGTAATGTATAAGCAAACATTATATAAAATAATTGAACCTATTAAACCTCAAGTAATTAAAAGGTTAAATAGGTATAAAAAATGGGAATATGGATACAATAAAGAATATGATATCATCGTTATATCAAAAACTGGTAAAATTGGTGAAGTATATGAAATCCAAAATCTTAGGATAGCATTACCCGCTGTAGACGATATTTATAAAAGATCTGATAAAAAATTAGAACAATACTGGGAAGTATTTCCACACAGACCAGAACTAAAAAAAATTAAAACTATATTTGATTGGAAAACTTATCCAGAAACATTTAAACAAAATTTACATGGATATATTGATAACGAATTTAAAAGACGTGAAGAAGGTTTTTGGTTCTATAATAAAGGTATTCCTACCTATATTACTGGTACTCACTACATGTATCTCCAATGGTCAAAGATCGACGTTGGTAGAGCCGACTTTCGAGAAGCAAATAGACTCTTTTTTATTTTCTGGGAAGCGTGCAAAGCGGATACAAGATGCTATGGAATGTGCTACCTTAAAAATAGACGAAGTGGCTTTTCTTTTATGGCGTCAGGGGAAACGGTCAACCTTGCGACAATATCTAGCGACGCTCGATTCGGTGTCTTATCGAAATCAGGTGCAGATGCTAAAAAAATGTTCACAGATAAAATTGTTCCAATCTCAGTTAATTACCCATTCTTTTTCAAACCGATACAAGATGGGATGGACCGACCGAAAACCGAGCTTGCCTATAGGGTTCCAGCTTCCAGATTCACTAGAAAAAAGCTGGATACAAACGCACAAATTGAAGAAATCATTGGGCTTGATACCACGATCGACTGGAAAAATACTGGTGATAACTCCTATGACGGAGAAAAACTTGCGTTACTTGTACATGATGAGGCGGGAAAATGGGAAAAACCTGAAAATATTCTCAATAACTGGAGAGTTACCAAAACAACGTTAAGATTAGGTAGTAAAATTATTGGTAAATGTATGATGGGATCAACGAGCAATGCTCTTGACAAAGGTGGTAGGAATTATAAAAAAATATATTATGACTCAGATGTTACCAAAAGAAACCGCAATGGACAGACTAGCTCAGGATTATATTCTTTGTTCATACCTATGGAATGGAACTACGAGGGATACATTGATACTTATGGATACCCTGTCTTTGATACTCCAAAACAAGGGGTTGAAGGAATCGATGGTCAAAAGATTGAAATCGGTGTCATTGAGCACTGGGAGAATGAAGTAGATGGTCTTAAGGATGACCCAGACGCACTTAATGAATTATATAGACAGTTTCCACGTACTGAAAAACATGCGTTCAGAGATGAAACAAAACAATCTATATTTAATTTAACAAAAATTTACGAACAAATAGATTATAATGAAGATTTGAAATATTCTGGAGTAGTAACTCAAGGTAATTTTCAATGGGAAGGTGGAATTAAAGATACTAGTGTACAATTTTTTCCTAGCAAACAAGGTAGGTTTTTAGTTTCATGGGTGCCAGATGCACATCAACAAAACAGATATATTGTAAAAAATGGTAAAAAATATCCAGCAAATGAGCATATAGGTGCTTTTGGATGTGACTCATATGATATATCTGGAACAGTAGATGGTAGAGGATCAAAAGGTTCTCTTCATGGTTTAACTAAATTTACAATGGATGGTCCTCCAAATTTATTTTTTTTAGAATATATTGCACGGCCACAAACAGCAGATATGTTTTTTGAAGATGTTTTAATGGCGCTACACTTTTATGGCATGCCGTTATTAGCAGAAAATAACAAACCTAGATTATTATATTATTTAAAAAGACGAGGTTATAGAGGTTATTCAATGAATCGTCCAGATAAAACAATGTATAAATTATCTGTAGCTGAAAAAGAAATAGGCGGTATACCTAATTCTAGTGAAGATGTAAAACAAGCTCATGCAGCTGCAATTGAATCCTATATTGAAAGTTTTGTAGGTTACAATAATGAACAATATGGATCAATGTATTTTCAAAGAACATTAGAAGATTGGGCTGCTTTTGATATAAATAATAGAACTAAACATGATGCTTCAATAAGTTCAGGTTTAGCTATTATGGCTTGCAATAAAAATAAATATAGACCAGTAGCTGAAGTTATTAAAGAAAAAGTAAATTTAAATTTTTCTAAATACGATAATAAAGGTTATAAATCAAAAATAATAATAAATGATTAATACAAGTACTAATAGTTCATTTCCAAGTCAGGTGGTACCTGTTGCGGAAAAGCTTAGTTGGGAATATGGCTTAAAAGTAGGGCAAGCTATTGAATATGAGTGGTTTAGAGGTGGAAGAATAAACAGTGGCAAATGGCATACTGGTTATCAAAACTTTAACAGATTAAGATTATATGCCCGTGGTGAACAATCTGTACAAAAATATAAAGATGAGTTATCAATTAATGGTGACTTAAGCTATTTAAATTTAGACTGGAAGCCAGTGCCTATTATACCTAAATTTGTAGATATAGTAGTTAATGGTATATCATCTAAAGATTATGATATAAAAGCTTTTGCTCAAGATCCGTTTTCAACAAAACAGAGAACTAACTATGCAAACTCTATTATGCGAGATATGATGAGTAAACCATTGTTAGATAGCATAAAACAAAATTTAGGAGTTGATATATATAGCTCACTTGATCCAGCTAACTTACCTCAAAACAAAGAGGAGTTAGAAGTTCATATGCAATTAAATTACAAACAATCAGTTGAAATAGCTGAAGAAGAAGTAATTAATAATGTATTAGATTTTAATAAATACGAATTAACTAAAAAAAGATTAGTTGAAGATATAGTTACTATAGGTATAGGAGCTGTTAAAACTAGTTTTAATAAATCTGAAGGTGTTGTTATAGATTATGTAAATCCTGCTAATATGGTTTGGTCATATACTAATGACCCAAATTTTCAAGATATATATTATGTAGGTGAAATAAAATCAATAACTCTTGCTGAATTAAAAAAGGAATTTCCTAATTTAACTAATGAAGATTTAAAAATGATTCAAAAATATCCTGGTAGAGAAGGATATCAAAAAGGACCTTACAATAATGATTTAGTACAAATTATGTATTTTGAATACAAAACTTATATAGATCAAGTATTTAAATTAAAGCATACAGAACAAGGATTAGAAAAAGCATTAGAAAAACCTGACTTTTTTAACCCACCACCAAGTGATAATTTTGATAGAGTTTCAAGATCAATTGAAGTATTATTTAGCGGTGCTAAAGTTTTAGGTGTAGAGCAAATGTTAAGATGGGAAATGGCAACTAATATGACCAGACCTAAAAGTGATTTAACAAAAGTTAACATGAACTATAACATTGTAGCTCCTCATATGTATCAAGGTAGAATTGATTCATTAGTAAATCGTATTACAGGATTTGCTGATATGATTCAATTAACATCTTTAAAATTACAACAAGTAATTGCAAGAATGGTACCAGATGGTGTATTTGTAGATGTGGATGGTTTAGCAGAAGTTGATTTAGGTAATGGTACTAATTACAATCCGCAAGAAGCTTTAAACATGTACTTCCAAACAGGTAGTATAGTTGGTAGATCTTTAACTCAAGATGGCGATCCAAATAGAGGTAAAGTACCTATTCAAGAATTACAAACATCGAGCGCCAACGGTAAAATAGCTTCTTTAATTAATACTTATCAGTATTATTTACAAATGATAAGAGATGTTACTGGCCTTAATGAAGCAAGAGATGGTAGTATGCCAGATAAAGATGCTTTAGTTGGTTTACAAAAAATGGCGGCTAATGCTTCAAATACGGCTACTAAACACATTTTAAATGCTGCACTATATTTAACTGTAAAAACTTGTGAAAATATATCACTTAGAGTTTCAGATATGTTAGATTTTGAATTAACTAATGATTCATTAAAAGCAAGTATAGGTAAATTTAATGTAGCAACTTTAAAAGAAATAGATAATTTACATCTTTATGACTTTGGTGTATTTTTAGAATTAGAACCAGAGGAAGAAGAAAAAGCTATGCTTGAACAAAATATTCAAATGGCTTTACAGCAAAATCAAATATTTCTTGAAGATGCTATTGACATTAGAGAAATTAAAAATTTACAATTAGCTAATCAAGTTTTAAAATATAAGAGAATGAAAAAACAGCAAGCTGACCAGCAAGCTCAGATGGCTAATATTCAAGCTCAAGCAGATTCTAATGCTGAAGCAGCAGAAAGAGCAGCAATGTCTGATGTTCAAAAAGCTGAAGCCCTTAACGAAACTAATGTTCAATTTGAAAAAGCTAAAGCTGATTTTGAAATTCAAAAAATGCAAACAGCTGCTGAAATTGAAAGAGAACAAATGGCTCAGCAATTTGAATATGATCTTAAACTTAAGCAGGCTGAACTTACTGCACAAAAAGCTAAAGAAAAAGAAATAGAAGATAGAAAAGACGAAAGAACAAGAATACAAGCAACACAACAATCTCAAATGATAAATCAAAGAAAAAATGATTTATTGCCAACAGATTTTGAACAACAAAATTTAGGAATAGACGAAATATCCTAAAATTATTAATTATTATTATATTATATTATGTCAGAAACAAAAGAAAAAGCTGGAAAGCTTAAGGTTAAAAAACCTAAAAAACTAGTAAAAAATGATGAACCTATAAAAGTAGATTTATCAAAACCAGTTGAAAAAACTGAAGAAAAAGTAGAACAACAAGATGCCATTCAAGAGCCAAAAACAGAAACAATACCTGATGATAAACCATCCGGAGATATACCGGAGGTGGAAGTTAAAGGAGGAGAATCCGATAAAGAGCCCAATGCCCCTGTTGAATCTAAAGAAGAAGAAAAAGAAGAAAAACCGATAATAGAAGAAGTAGTAGAAGAGCCTGAAAAGGAAGAAGAAAAAGAAGAAGTTATTGAAATCGGTGAGAAAATGGTACAAGAGTCTAACAGACCAACGGCTGTTATATCTGATGAAGTACCAAAAGAAAATATACCTACGTTACCAGAAAATATTATTAAAGTTGTAGACTTTATGAATGAAACTGGTGGAACATTAGAAGATTATGTAAGATTAAATCATGATTATTCAAACGTAGACAATGATACTTTATTAAGAGAGTATTATAAGCAAACGAAATCACATTTAAATTCTGAAGAAATTAACTTTTTAATTGAAGATAATTTTTCTTGGGATGAGGATGTAGATGAACCGCGAGAAGTGCGTAAAGCACAACTTGCATACAAAGAAGAGGTTGCAAAAGCTAAACAGCATTTAGAAGGTTTGAAAAACCAATATTACCAGGAAATTAAGTTAAGACCTGGGGTTACTCAAGACCAACAAAAAGCTATGGACTTTTTCAATCGCTACAATGAAGAACAGAAAGTAGCAGAACAGCAACATGAAGCGTTCAAATCTAACACTAAAGATTATTTTGGTCCCGAGTTCAAAGGTTTTGATTTTTCGGTAGGAGAAAAAAAGTTTAGATATGGAATTAAAAACGTTAATGATGTAGCTGATAATCAATCAAATATTTCCAACACCATTAAGAAGTTCTTAGACAAGGAAGGGAATGTTACAGACATAAAAGGTTATCATAAAGCTATGTATGCTGCTAATAATGCTGATACTATAGCACAACATTTTTATGAGCAAGGCAAAGCTGATGCAATTAAAGATTTAAGTGCAAAATCTAAAAATATAAATACAGAACCTAGAACAAGTAATCCAGGTGATGTATTTGTTGGAGGATTAAAAGTTAAGTCAATTAGCGGTATGGATTCTTCAAAACTTAAAATTAAAACACGTAAATTTAACTAAAAATTTTAAATTATTATGGGATCAATTTCTCCTGTGTTTGGAAGTATAGTACCTTCTCAAGCACAACAAACGTTACAAAGTAACTACTTAGCTTTCAATGGTGGAGCTAATGACTTTGCTCAACAATATCTCCCTGAGATCTATGAGCAAGAAGTCGAAAGATATGGAAACAGAACATTAGGTGGTTTCCTTAGAATGGTTGGCGCTGAAATGCCAATGACATCTGATCAGGTTATCTGGTCTGAACAAAACAGATTACACATTTCTTATACAGGTGTAACTGGACCTGGAGCTGGTTTAGCTGTGTTTAATGTACCAACAAACGGTACTACTATTCAAAACGCTATCGCTCCTAATGACACTATCGTTGTTATGAACCCTGATTCTGGTGTAGTATTAAAAGGTATTGTTGGTGCAACTGCAGCTGGTGCAGGTACAACAACTAACGTAACAGCGTATCCTTTTACTGCTGCTAACTGGGACGGATTGTTCACAGGTGGTGCTGCTGCAACGAACCTTAAAATATTTGTTTATGGTTCATTATTTGCAAAAGGAACTAACAGTGGATCTTTTTCTGTAGAACCTCAATTTACACAATATTCTAATCAGCCGATTATTATCAAAGATAGATATGCTATCAATGGTTCTGATATGGCTCAAATTGGTTGGGTTGAAGTAGCTACTGAAGATGGAACTTCTGGATACCTATGGTACTTAAAATCTGAGTCTGAAACAAGACTAAGATTTGATGATTATTTAGAAATGGCAATGGTAGAAGGTGAATTAGCTTCTGGTGCTGGTGGTGTGAGCTTTGCTGCTCAAGCTGCTAACGTACCTGGTTTCTCAGCTACTATTAATGCTCACGGTTCTGAAGGTTTATTTGCTGCTATCTCTGCAAGAGGTAACGTATTTAGCGGATTTGCTGGTGCAACTGGTATTTCTGATTTTGACTCAGTACTTAAAAATCTTGATACTCAAGGTGCAATAGAAGAAAATATGCTATTCTTAAATAGAGATATGGATTTAGAATTCGACGACATGCTAGGACAAATTTCTGCAGGTGGTCTAGGCGGTGTTGCTTATGGTTTATTTGAAAACTCTGAGGACATGGCATTAAATCTTGGTTTTTCTGGTTTCAGAAGAGGTTCTTATGACTTCTATAAAACATCATGGAAATACTTAAACGACGCTTCTACAAGAGGTGCTGTTGCAGTAAATAATATCGACGGTGTTCTTATCCCTGCTGGAACTTCAACTGTTTATGACCAAATTCTTGGTACAAACATTAGAAGACCTTTCTTGCATGTAAGATATAGAGCTTCTCAAGCTGACGACAGAAGATACAAAAACTGGATCACTGGTACTGCTGGTGGTGCTTATACTTCTGAAGTTGATGAGATGGTAGTTAACTTCTTATCTGAAAGATGTTTAGTTACTCAAGCTGCGAACAACTTTGTGTTATTCCAAAACTAAGATTATTTTTATTAAAAGTGTTAGGTGCTTCGGCACCTAGCCTTTTATTTTATTAAATTATTATATTATATTATATTATGGCAAAACAAAAACAAGAAGAAGTATTGGTTAAAGAACCAGTACAAGTAAAAAAAGTAGAGGTTAAACAACCTCAAAAACCTAAATGGGAAATTAAAGATAGAACTTATCTTTTACTGCACGATCAGTCTCCATTAACATATAGGTTAGCATCTAGACATTCTACAAGATATCCTTTATTATGGTTTGATGCAGAAAAAAACGAACAAAGAGAATTAAGATATGCAACTAATCAAAATTCACCATTTGTAGATGAACAAAAAGGTGAAGCAACAATGGGGCATATTGTATTTGATGACGGTGTATTAACCGTACCAAAAGAACAACAAAACTTACAAAAACTTTTATCTTTATATCATCCAAGATTAGGATCAACATACAGAGAGTTTGAACCAACTGTTGTTGCTGAAAATGAAGTTGAGGAAATACATGCAGAAATAGAAGCTTTAATGTTTGCTAAGCAATTAGACATTGATCATGCTGAAGCAATATTAAGAGTAGAAAAAGGATCTTCTGTTTCTAGTATGAGCTCAAAAGAAATTAAAAGAGATTTACTTTTAATGGCTAAGAAAAATCCTTATGCTTTTATGGCAATAGCTAATGATGAAAACGTAGGTTTAAGAAACACAGCAATTGTAGCTGTTGAACAAGGAATTTTAAAATTATCACAAGATCAAAGAACTTTCCATTGGGCTTCTAATGATAGAAAACTAATGACAGTTCCTTTTGATGAAAATCCTTATTCAGCTATGGCAGCTTGGTTTAAAACCGACGAAGGAGTAGAAGTTTATAAGACTATAAATAAAAAGTTACAATAATACGTAACTATAATTATAATAGCGGGTCACTACAGTGGCCCAGCTGTTATTCACATAAAATATTAAAATGGCAATAAACGTAAACACTGTATATCAAACCGTTTTATTAATACTAAACAAAGAACAAAGAGGTTATATGACACCTTTGGAATTTAATAAAATAGGTGCTCAATCACAACTTGAAATATTTGAAACATATTTTGATAGTTTAAATCAGCAGTTACGTGTACCGCAAGCAAACACAGATTACGCTGATAGAGTCGTAAATCTTGATGAAAAAATCTCTATATTTAAAGATTATGGAAACGCTACATCAGTATCTTCAAGTAACGTTTTTAATTTACCTACTCAATATTCAGGAACTTCTTCCGCAACACAACAATTTACAGCTGTAAACCCTGGTTTAGCATACACGCTAACTGGAGATGCTTTAGCATTATCTAATGCTGGCGCTATTACAAATGTTTTTGTAAATGGCGTTGAATTAGCATCAACAGCATATAGTTTAAGTGGGGCAACACTAACATTAAGTAGTCAACCAACAGCTGGTCAACTTATAATTATAAATCTTTATCCAAAAGAATTTTATAGATTAGGTCAAGTATTATATCAAGTGGGTGCTTTATCAACTGAAGAATTACAAAGAGTTGACAGAGGTGAATTATATCATTTATTAAGTTCTAATTTAACTAAACCTACTACTACCAATCCTATTTATACATACGAAAATAATCAGCTTACAGTTTACCCTACTAGTATAACTAGCGGATTATCAACAAGTTATATAAGAAAACCTATACCACCTATTTGGGCTTTTACTTCAGGATCTCAATATGTATTTCAACCAACTTCATCTTGTAATTTTGAATTACATCCTGCTGAACAAATAGAATTAATATTAAAAATATTATTATATGCTGGAGTTGTAATTAAAAATCAAGAAGTAATACAAGTTGCAGCTGCCCAAATTCAACAAGAAAATATAAATCAAAAAAGTTAATAAATTATGCCTATACCTAATGGTGGTTTAATCACCGAAACTAACAGACAATATTACGCAGGCGCAGAACAATTTTCTATCACAAGCACAGGTGTTGGTCAAACTTTTACTAGCACATTTGAAACTAATTTAACTTTTGGTAGTTCTGATCCTTCAGCAACAGGCTATGGTTTAAATAACTTTAAAGTTTATACAAGTCCTGATGCGAATGCATGGACTGAATTAACTCCTACTGCTACAGCTACAACAGGCGCTGCATTAGCTGCCGCTGGTAGTAACGTAACAGGCCAAAAAGTAGTAAGTATAAATCCAGGTAATAACAATATATTAGCTGGTATGTCAGTTTTAAAAGCTGATGGAACTTTAATAGGAGTTATACAAACAATAAATAGTAATGCTAATTTTACATGTGTAGATAATTTAGCTGCTAATATTACAGACGCAACCACTATAACTTTTAGGTTTGCAAGCCCTTGGAGTGAAGCAAATAATATAGTAACTGTAAATTCTAGTTTAACATCCGGTAATTATCTTAAAATTCAAATGAATGAAGATACATTATGGGACATGCACGGAAGTTATGAATATACTAAATTAGATGATGTTATTAATAATTTTTTAATAGCTTATGTAGGGCCTGGAAAATTAATACCTAGTGTAAAAAGAACAGATGTTATATTCCATGCAAAACGTGGATTACAAGAATTTAGTTATGA